GAGAATAGATGCAATGATGACTGAAACGCCTACAAGAGAGATTTATAAAGACTTAGACACAGTTGATCTCAAAGTTAAAATGAAAGCAAAGGCATCTGGTAAACTAAGAATAAAATACATTCCGTCTGGTGCAACTGCATTAGATATTAGAGCATACATCAAAGAATTTGAGATACAACACAACTTAAAATGTGATGTGGTGCTGATTGACTATTTAGATTTATTGATGCCGCAAAACAAAAGGGTATCTCCAAGTGATTTATTTGTCAAAGACAAATATGTATCAGAAGAATTAAGAAATCTTGCTGTGGATTTGAACAGTTTATTGATTACTGCTTCGCAGTTGAACAGAGCAAGTGTAGAAGAGATTGAATTTGATCATTCACACATTAGTGGTGGTTTGAGTAAGATACAAACTGCTGACAACGTGATTGGTATATTCACAAGTAGAGCAATGCGTGAACGTGGCAAATATCAAATACAGTTTATGAAAACAAGATCTAGTTCTGGAGTTGGACACAAGGTAGACTTAGAGTTCAATATTGATACGTTACGCATACTAGACTTGGCTGAAGATGAAGAATATCAAACATTCAAGAAGCAGGCTCCATCCATTTATTCAAACTTAAAAAGGACATCAACAGTCACAACAGAGGCCAAAGAAGAACATAAGTCAGATGAACCGCCACGTGATGACATCGGCAAAGTAAAAGCAGACATACAATCAAGCAAGATCAAACAACTTATCCAAAACATAGGCAAAAAATGATAGACAGAATACTGTCCGTAGGGTGTTCTTTTTCTGCTCTACGCCCCGCAAACGACATTAAAACCTGCATCGGACACGAATTTTCGAAACACTATGGACTCCCTGTAGATGTTGTTGCTTGGGCAGGCAATGGTAACAGAAGAATTAACATCGATACACAATTATATTTTGAGAATAGGCCAGAGAAAAAGCAAAGCACATTTGCTGTGATACAATGGTCTACTCCTGTAAGGCGTGACTTTCCTGCAATTAGATATGGCTACTCAGATGAACTTAAACCTATTTTTTGGAAAAGTTGGAAAAGCCACAAGGAAAGAGAAGCACGTTACATCAATGATCGTGCTTGGGATCTTGATATGGATCAGCCACTAGTTGAATTAGAAAACTTAATCAGTCTACAGAATTATTTCAAACTTAACAAGATCGCTTACGTGATGTATTTTGGGTTGGACCCAGAGATACACACAGCAATTCCCCAAATACAAACTTTGCTCAAACAAGTTGACAAAGATAGGATCTTCAGATATAATACTCATCATATGGAATGGTGTATCAAAAACAAACATACTTGCACAGATCAGGATCCTCATCCTAATGAGCAGGGAGTTGAACTTTGGTCAAAGGAAATGTTTTCTTGGATCGAAGAAAATAAATTTTTCGACACTATTTCGTAATTTTTTATCCAAAGAGATAAAATAGCATAGAACTGAGACTTCAAAAACGATGATGACTTACAAAAAGATGATTGTACGACTACGAATGTGGTACGCCAAGATGCGTGGGCACCCAGGAAAAAGATGGGACTACGAACCTGGAGACCACTATATGGGAAGAGCTAGATTTAGAAAATAGGGAAAACTATGTGGCCATACACTGACGAAGAAAACGATTTATTAAGTAAACCAAGAAAAGGTTAATCATAAAACTGATTGATCTTCATTGATTTGCACTCCAGCACCTCAATATAATCAGAATTATTTAGGTGCTTGACCCTGCCTATGCCTTTTATCACATCATAATCTGAATAAGGAAATGGTTTGTTTATATTCAAATCAACGTAATAACCATTATCAATACCAAGTGTAACGAAGGTTACATACTTCTTATCACCCGATTTATACACTCTACCATTGGCAACTAGTCCGGCGAATTCGATACGATCGAGATACAGATGCTTGGTATAAAAGCCAGGCAAGAACTTTTTATCTGACCACCAACCATATTTTTTAAATTGATACACAGGATCGTCCCAACTGTCCGACTTACTCACAGTCACAGGACTCAGTCCAACTCTCTTCGCTTCAGTTTTGTACACCCATCTCCTATAAGATCCATGGCAATGTTTCAGTGCCGCTTCCCAAAATCCTTTTTGGTTATGTGCTTTTTGGTATGCCAATGCCCATATCAATCGACCTAAGTTTACTGCATGAGCTCTGCACAAACCAAACCCACTTAGGCTTTGTAAAGATTTGAACACTTCATCTTTGCGAGGATGATCTCCGAGCCTAGTCATGAACTCCATCACACGTTCTTCATTCTTTTTAGCGAATGCTCTGCGATACATATCTGCTTCGTAAAAATCACAACCTATAAGTTTTGATATTTGTACAATGGCATCATCTTCGCACACAACAACATCAGAAACCCTATCGGTTGTCCAGTCACTAAAAAAGGCCGCTTTACGTCTTCCTTGCAGTGCTACAGGTCTTATTAGTGCTGTTGCGAACACACAATCAAGCATTGACTGAGGGCGTATTGCTCTGAACAGTCTCCTCATTGCGGGTGATTCTCCCTGGGTGACTCCCAACACGTCTCCCCGACTCAACAAAGACGAAGTAGCCTTGTCTATCTCTGGATATTCGTATAACTTTGTTTGCGAGTCTATGTCCAGCAGTTGGCTCAATCCACGATTGGCCAAGATGTCTACTTTGAGGTGTTCGAGATCCTCTACTTCGTTCTTGTCCAGTAGTATTTGATTTGTTTGAGAAATTAAAGATTTTGGTAATTGCCTTGTAAACATTAAGATGCCTCCACAGTGTTTTGATATACATTTCTTTTTGCCTTTCAGTTTTGATTCTATACGTTTTGCCTCTTTGGGATCTACTCCTATTGATTCATAGGTAAAGTTCCTGGGCAGTCTTCCTTTGTATCCGAGTCTTTTTGCCGCTTCACGTTTCGCTGACTTGTCTTGGTAAAGGACATAGTTTGATATCCTTGCCGACTGTCCGGGCCATTTCTTAAATATGCGATTCATTACTTCTTCTTGTCGATAGTGAGGAAAGTCAATATCAACATCAGGTAAATCATCTCGCTTAGGATTAAGAAATCGTGCCACAGGAATATCCCACTGGATGGGGTCAACATCAGTTATACCCATAAGGTAACACACCAATGATGAACCAGCAGAGCCACGAGTCATATGTGGAATGTCTTGAGTAAGATCAAGAATATCACGGATTTGTAGGAAATACTCTACGAACCGGAGATCAAGAATGATCTCGAATTCTTCTGCAAGTCTTTGTTGATATATTGATGTGTTGGGACAGGTGCGTGTGAAACGCGATGTGAGTTTGCCTATTTGTTCTAGCGCCTTTACGTCTTCCATTGTTTTGCCTTTGTGCCTTATGAGCCTGAGTTTTGCCTCAAACAGTAATCATATTTATACAAATTTTAATTGGAATGTTTAAAAAGTGGAAAAATTTTCCGCAAGTAATTTGGCAAATTCTAACGAATTTCCTGCAGGTGCTTGTCGCCATTCGAAATCAAGTTCTTTGCAGAATCTATTCCACAAATGTTCAAATTGTTCCGTTTCCATACGATAGTATTGATTTGAAAATAAAAAACTTTTGATCGTCGGAACATCAACTACATCTGCCTTATTAAAGATAATATCTTCTATATCAATATGCACAGACTTGCCATTTTTCCAACGTAGGTTGTACCCCGCATAATCTATTGGGCAAAGAGGATAATAATGTTTGAATCTTGTTATTGCATCTTTCATAAACTGTTCGGCCGAATAATAAGCAGGCGGTTCTCTTTCATTGCCAAAGTCTTTACATACTAAATGTACATATCGACTAGGACTGTCAAAATGATAATCAATGATCAAACCTTGTTCTATTTGATTAATACGGTTAACAATCTTTTCCCAAGTTCTAGGATGTTCTAACACCGGATCATTCATCTGCTCGCCACAAAATACTTTGTGGTGCTTACCATCTTTTTTGACAAGGTATTTTAATCTAACGTATCCGCCTTCGTCTTGTCCGATCTTATCAATAACTTCTTTTAAAACATCATCCATGGAGCACTGTTACTTACCTATCGAATTTCTCAGTTGACAGAGATGCTTTATACCTTTAAAATAGTAGGTAAATATATGAGTATGATAGATAATTCAATCTTGCTATCCACAGCACATCTGAATCAAGGAGTACACGATCTTTGGCGATATGCTGTAATCAATATGTCAAATTACGAAGACACCCACACTGTAGGATTTATAATGAATCAGCAAGTGGTTAACTTTGATGTTACTGCTATACCAAAAGTATACAGCATTACAGCACCAATGCCTAAGAAACCTTGTCCTATATTTTGCGGAGGTCCTGTTTCTACAGACAAGATAACCATTTGTCATTCTTCCGAATACAAGAACAAACGCACTACGCCACTTAACGATTTTGCATCATTGACTTTTAACAACGAGATATTCGAAGACATATCAAAAGGAAAAGGTCCGAGAGAATGGAAAATTATGTTAGGTTATTGTGCTTGGTTACCAGGACAACTTGAAGCAGAGATACAAGAAAAAAATTCTTGGATGGTTGCAGACTGTGATGATATTATGTGGGGCAAATACAAACGCAAAGCAAAAATGTGGACACGTATTTGTGAGAAAAAAGGATCAGAAGACGCTAATCAATTCTTAAAGTCACTATCTTAATCTAAAATAAAATACTGTATGAATATCACTATGATCGGTCTAGGTAAACTAGGACTACCTGTAGCAGAGTCTATGGCCGAACATCACAAGGTGCAAGGTTACGACACAAACTTAGATATACATTCAGAAAAAGTTTATGTGCGTAGAAGCCTGGATGTAGCAATTGAACAAGCAGAAATTATTTTTATAGCAGTGCCAACACCACACGACAAGCAGTATGGAGGCGAAACACCTTCATCTCATCTGCCTGTAAAAGATTTTGACTACAGATATCTAGAAGATGTATTCAAAATGATTAAGAAAAATTCTAATCCAGAACAACTTATAGTAAACATTTCAACTGTATTGCCAGGCACACTCAGACCATTGATAGAAAAATATGGATTACAAGAACAATTCATTTACAATCCTTATCTGATTGCCATGGGCACAGTAGCAGAAGACTTTCTTAATCCTGATTTATTAATGATAGGAAACTACGAAGGCAACGAAAATGAAAATGTCAAAAAGTTAATAGACTTTTATAGCACTATCGTTAAGATAGAAAAGCATACTAATCGTCCTTACATAATGGTCGGAACATATGAAGATGCTGAATGTTGTAAAATTTTCCACAACACTTACATATCTGCAAAAGTTGGTATAGCAAATATGATACAGGATGTGACTCACAAGATAGGAAATGCTGATCCAGACAACATCTGCAAAGCATTGCAACACGCAGACAGAGTAGTAGGCAAAAGATATATGATGCCTGGAATGGGGGATGGAGGTCCTTGCCACCCTAGAGATAACATTGCATTAAGTTGGCTGGCAAAGAAACTAGATCTGGGATATGATTTATTCAAAGACATAATGCAATCAAGAGAAGTTCAAACTAATAACTTACAAAAATTTGTAAGCGAGTATAGTTCTAATCTACCTGTAGTGATATTAGGATCATCTTTCAAACCAGAAACACACTTAACAGATGGTTCATCAGCATTGTTGCTAGGACACTATCTATCAGAAAATGGACACAACGTAATATAT